AGACCACCGGATCCGGAAAACGCTGAAAACGGAATCTCCGCGGTCGAGGAAATAGAAAACGGCGGCGGTGTAACTGTAGCTGAATCTCCTAAAGTCTATCATTATCCTAGTGACCTTCATTCGAATGTTGAAGGCGCGGCTAAGTATCCTCATAGTGTAATATTCTATATTAACGCTCGCACAAATACTGCTGTAGGTAAAAAAGCCTCCGCTGCTGCCCAAGCAAACGCTGATTCGGCCCTCGCAGCTGCACAGAGTCAACTGAGTGCAGAAAGAACCGGACAAAACAGAATAAAAGAAGAGCAGTATAACGACATTCTGACAGGTGCCGGCTTTGTAACAACAGCTATAGGCGCAGGCCAGGTGCTAGATTCGGTACTTGAAGGTGACACTAAATCAGCCGGTATAAAATTTGCTGAAAAAGTAGTTCTTGGCGCTGCGGGGGGAATTTTGACTAACGCAGTGGCAAATGTAACAGAACAAGTTAGACTGCTTTCAGCTATTGAGTTGGTTACACAAACACCTCCTGTTGCGGGATATAGTGCCTCATACGATCAAGAGGATGTTGGTGCTATAGGCGCGCTTGCCGGACAAGAAGGTAGTTTAACAACCCTGATGAAGAATGGCGGCAGAGCTGCAGAATACCTAGCTAGGGGTGCAATATCAGCGGCAGCAAGTCTTCCGCAAAGTTTAGGTGTCAACATGAATGTTGGAGCAGCTATTGAAGCCACATCAAAGAAAGTAACAAATCCATATAGAGAACAGCTTTTTAAAAATATGGAATTTAGACGCCATTCGTTTCAATATCAATTTGCTCCTAAAAATGCAAACGAAATGGAACACATAATGCAAATTATACAACTGTTTAAATACCATATGCACCCAGAAAGAACTAAAGACAGATTGTTCTTAGCATATCCTGCAGAGTTTCAAATTGAATATAGATTTAATTCTGAGGAACAAATGGCAGCTGCCGCTGATGCTGGTTTTACTCAGTCTAATAGAAACACTTGGTTAAGTAAAATAGGTTCCTGTGTGTTAGAAAACATGAAAGTCACATATGGTAATGCTGATTTTGTTACAATCCAAGGAACCGGTGGTGCTCCAGCATTCATTAATTTGGAATTACAATTTGCTGAAACAGAAATTCTTACTAATGACCGCATCACTCAAGATTATAGGGATAGCTTCTAATGTATTTTAAAGCAATTAAAAACATCAATTATCCTTTTTTCGATACTCATAGAAATGTAAAGGATATTTTTAATAGAGTTACTACACGCGGACCAAAGGTAAATAAAACTACCTTAAATTCTTATATGATAAAAGACGGTGAAACGCCTGATATTTTATCACACAAGCTATATGGTAACACAAGATATCATTGGATATTTTTTCTTATCAATGAAATAGTGGATCCTTACGCAGAGTGGCCGATTCCTAATTCAGAACTTTTACCTTTAGTGCGGGAAAAATATAATGATTCAACCGGTACAAAGATTCATCATTACAGAGAAACTACTGGAGATCGTTTGGTTGTAGATCTAGATCCATCAAGAACAGACATTGAACCTGTAACTAACTATGAATATGAGTTTGAGTTAAATGAACAGAAAAGAATGATTTTGATATTGAAACCCATTTACCTTAAAGACTTTGTAAAATCATATAAAACTCTTGTGGGTGCCTAGTGGAAGAGGAATCTCTACAGTATGCGGGAGAAGTAGTAGTAGAAGAAATTTATATAACTTCTGCTGCTAATCCTGATTCTATTGACATATCAAATTTAATGATAGAAATAAATTTGTATGAGGACATATTTTCTCCTACATTACATGGGTCTATTTTGCTAGCAGATTCTATCAATCTCATAACAGAATTGCCTATGTTGGGAACTGAGCTTATTACACTTAAACTAAGAACTCCTACATTAGAAGATCATCCAATCAACACTATAGAAAAGACATTTCAAGTATATTCTATTACAAATAAAACATTAAATAATGACAGAGGCCAATATTATTCTTTAAATTTTATTTCAAAAGAAACATATTTAGACAATGCGATTGCTGTATCAAAAACATTTGAGGGGAATACCGTTGATATAGTTAGACAAATTTTTAAAATGATACAAACTCCTAGAAGAATAGATAGCGAAAGAAAAACTGGAATAGTTATTATGGACACTCCCCATGCAAGTGAGATAAAATATACCTCTTGTTATTGGTCGCCTATGAAAAATTTAGCTTTTATAGGAACAAGGGCCAAAGGAAATTCTGTTGCAGAAGGAGACTTTATTTTCTATGAATCAAATAAAGGATTCTATTTTACAAGTTTAGAAGCCCTAATTGCACACCAAAAAACTCAAGGTGTGTTTGATGAATATGTTTATGAGTTGGTTGCTGATACTATCCCTAGATTTAATCCTCAAAAAACCGGCAACCCGTTACCTTCTGATTGTACTAGAATTGAAGAAATGGTAGTACCAAAACTTTTAGATATACTAGACGGGCAAGATAGTGGATATTATGGAAGTACAATAAGAGGATATGATATGTTCACTAAGAAGATGACAGAAATTGTATTTGATGCTAGAAAAGAAATGAGTAACTTTTATAAAACCGATGATGGCAATCCTATTCCGGGGGATGTTATCAATGACCCAGGAAAGAATATACAATTTGAGTCATATAATACTGCTCTTTATAATAACTATGGGTTGTCTTCTGATGAACATTCAAACAAAATTGTTTTTAGAAAGTCCTATTTGAACTCTTTTAATCAATTTAAATTTGAAATAACTATACCGGGAAGAACCGATATGGAAGTAGGTAACATAATTAGTATTTTGTATCCTTCCCCTAAAACTAAATTGGGTGATGAGACAGAATTAGATGATGTGTTTGATCCTTTGCTAACAGGTACATATATTGTATCTGCAATGCACCACGTAATTTCACAAGACAGACACTATATTAAAGCAGAAGTAATTAAAAATGGTTTAGCTAAAGATTTAGGTAAGAGAAAATGATTTCCCCAAAATTAAAATGGTGGATAGGCGTGGTAGAAGATAGAGCCGACCCAGAACAAATAGGAAGATACAGAGTAAGAGTATTAGGTTATCATACGGCCAATAGAGTAACCCTACCAACAGAGGATTTGCCTTGGGCGACCTGTGTTATGCCTGTGAACTCACCTGGTATTTCGGGTATAGGACAGAATCCTATGTTAGTCGAAGGAAGCACTGTTATTGGTTTCTTCGCTGACGGTGATGACGAACAGCAACCAATCATTGTAGGTTCTTACATGGGATTTCCTATAGAGCGGGAAGAAAATCCTGAAATAGGTTTCAATGATCCTTTTCACACATATCCATTAAACGGTGAACAAGAAGGCCGTAATACACTGAACGAACCTGATACCTCTAGACTTGCTAGAGGAGCAAAGGCAGAAGAACACTATTCACTTTTAAATAAGCGCGGAACAAAAGTTAATGAAATACCAAGAGCTTTAGCATCTTCTGTTCCTTCTGTTAGTGAAGATCTCTCAGGCGCCACATATGAAAGAGAAACCTGGGACGAACCACATCCACGTTTTGGTTCTACTGATACAGGAACCTATGCTACATCGGGTGAAGCACCCACATTTGAAGATGGCACAACATCTGTTTATCCTTATAATAACGTATGGGAAACAGAATCAGGGCACGTTTTTGAGGTGGATGATACTCCTGGTAATGGCAGAATTCATAACTATCACAACTCAGGTACCTTTGAAGAAATACAAGCTGATGGTAAAAAAGTTACTAAGATTGTAGGTGACGAATACGAAATCACACTAAAAAATAGAAAGGTATATATTGCAGGAAACTGTGATGTTACAATAGCCGGGAACGCTAAGATGTATGTTAAAGGTGATATGTACACCGAGGTTGACGGTAATCAGTTTAATACTATACGTGGTAATCGTGTTACTAAGATTGGCGGCAACGACCTAACAGAAGTATTGTCAGACTCAGCAACGCAAATAAACGGTAACAAAGCTGTTCGTGTTTCTAAAGATGATAGCGAAACTATTACAGGTGCTCAAACACATACTGTTGGCAAAACAAAGACTACTACAGTAACAGATAAAGTCGTAGAATCACACAATGCTTCAATGACGACCGTGGTTTCAGGGGCATATAATATAGTTTCTGTTGACAACTTATCATTAGGCACAGGTGCTAATCTTTCAATGGCTGCTGAAGAAGTATTAACAGCAACCGCAGGCGGTGAAAGTTTGATAAAATCAACAGGATCAATGACGCTGTCCGCTTCTGTTACAAATATACAGCAGAATACAAATGTTACGGGTACACTAGATGCAAGCACAGATGTGTTGGGTGGCGGCAGTGACGTTAGCCTTGTAAATCATACTCACGCACAGAATAATGGTAATGACACAGGCGGCGGCGTAGATACTGATGCACCATCATCATAGGAGAATTTAAATGAGTTGCGGGCCAGCAGCAGGACTTAAAAAATTAGCAGACAAAGTAGACGGTCTTAACAATGAAATAGATAGTCTAGTCAGCAGCATTCAAAGTGGCGCTATAGGCGGAATTAAATCTGTTGTTGATGACGCTACTTCTCAAGTAAAAGATGCTGTAAAAGGCATGATACCTGAAATTGATTTGCCAAAGGTACCTGACAGTTTACAAAATGATGTTACTAAAATAGCAAAAACATTGATAACAGGAAAACTTGCTGCAGATCAAATACAAAACGAACTTAATAATTTAAAAGGCAAGTGGGGTAACGTAGATTTTGGCGATATAGATTTAAATAATTTGCCTAACTTATTGCGTAATGGCGCTCTAGATATAGAAAATATATGTAAACTTATTCCGAATTTTGAAAAGGAAGGTGCTGATGTTATTGTAAAAGGATTGCCTATTACATTTCCTGAGATTGATGCAGTAAATATAATACGTGGCGGAACTATACCTGAAGTACCAAAACCAAAAGTGACCATAGATGTTGCTCGGGCAAAACGTGAAGCAGGAGAAAAATTCATAAATGTTGTAAAACCTAGGTTCGGTGGTTAATAAAGGATATAAATACACATATGGCCATAGAGAATACTATACAACCAGTAAATAAAGTAGCCAAGATATGGAAAGATCTTGACTTAAATTTTGCCCCCAATCAAAAAAGTGGTGTTGCTAAAAAGACTGACGAAAATGCTGTTAAACAGTCAATGCGAATATTAATACTCACTAACTTTTATGAGCGGCCTTTTTATCCGACTAAAGGCGGTAATGTAAGGGGAATGTTGTTTGAAAACATGACTCCTTTGGTGGCAAGTGCTATGCAAAAGGGAATGGAAAACTTAATTACGTCATATGAGCCCAGAGTAGAATTAGAATCAGTAGAAGTTATTCCTAATTACGATCAAAATTCATATGAAGTTACCATTAGGTATAGCATACTAAATGTAAACAAACCGGACAGTTTGTCACTAGAATTAAAAAGGTTAAGATAAAAGATGTCACAGTTAAATGTAACAGAATTAGATTTTGACGGTATAAAACAAAACCTTAAAGAGTATTTTCAAACTCAGTCTGACTTTACAGATTATGATTTTGAAGGATCTGCTTTATCTGTTTTGTTAGATGCGCTTGCATATAATACACACTATAATGCTATACTTGCCCACATGATGGCAAACGAATCTTTTATTGATACTGCTATTAAAAGAAGCTCTGTGGTTTCTCTGGCTAAAAGTTTGGGTTATACTCCTAGATCTAGAAGGTCTGCAAATGCAACAATTAAGTTATCTATAACTCCTGACCCAAATTATTTGTCATCAAACACATCACTTACGCTGCCTAGGGACCAAGCATTTGTTGCCAACATTGATGGTACATCTTATAACTTTTATCCTAGTGACGCTGTAAACGCCGGTGCAGAAACAGTAGATATTAACGGTGTTCCTACTACTCAATTTATTTTTCCAAATGTAGAAATAACAGAAGGAAAAAGAGTTACCAATAGTTTTATTATTTCAGCCAACAAAGAACTGAATCCTATTGTATTACCAAATGATAATATTGACACCACAACTCTCAGAGTAAGGGTTAAAGAAGCCACACACACAAATACTTTTACATCATATACACTATCCAATAGTTTATTGTCTCTTTCAAGCACTTCTAAAATATATTACCTAGAAGAAAATACTGATGGCAAATATCAAATATATTTTGGAGACAACGTAATAGGAACAAAATTGTCAGCAGGCAATGTTGTTATTGTAGACTATCTAGTGTCACAGGGTGTTGAGGGAAACAACGCAAAAACATTTAGTTTAACTACTAAATTAACAGGGCAGAATGAAATTGTTACAGGACTTACTGTTTACAACGGTGTAGATGCTGATGGTAATGCTATTGAGACCGGAGGCAGATCATCCGGCGGACAAAACAAAGAATCAATAGATAGTATCAGATTAAACGCTCCGAGAAATTATAGTACGCAACAGAGAGCAGTAACTTCTACAGATTATAAAAATTTAATATTAGCAAGTAATTCTAATATACAATCAGTTTCCGTTTGGGGAGGTGAAACAAACAATCCTCCTGAATATGGCAAAATTTTTATATCTTTAGATCCTATAGAGGGACAAACAATATCACAACAGGATAAAGACAACATTGTTAATAATATATTGATTCCTAAAGGATCAATTTCAATGATACCTGTTTTTGTAGATCCAGAATACACTTACATTGGTTTGAATGTTGGTGTTGTGTATAATCCTAACTTGACTTCTTCTTCTAGCACTGAAATAAAAGGAGCAGTATCTACAGCTATAAATGAACATTTTTCAGATGAACTTAGAGCATTAAATAAGAATTTTTATTATTCAAAGATTCACAATGCAATAAAAGAAGTTTCTGATTCAATAGTATCAGTATCTGTTACACCTTATCTACAAAAAAGACTAGCAGTAACTAAATTTAATTCAGATGTAAATTACAGCTTTAGTTTCAATAGTAGAATACAACCTAGAGAAATTCATTCTACTTGGTTTAATGCTGTTTTGGGTTCGGGTATTATAAAAGTTAAATTACAAGATGTTCCTGATGCGGGTGTTGTTCCACCGGAATATAATGGATTTGGTAAAGTTTATCTTGTTGATAGTAGTAATAGACAAAGAGCAGAAATAGGAACATTAGATTATTCCACTGGTAAAGTAACAATACCTGCAATTAAAGTAAACAGTTTGTATTCAAATGAAACTGTAATTAGGGTTTCTACTAGACCACATGATGACTCTAAAGATATTTCTACTAGCGTTTTGACTAGAGTTGCTCCTGTATCTACTAGTGCAGTTTTCCCGGCTCCTTCAAAAAATACAGTTTTGGATAAGAACGATACTGCTAGTAATGCTGCAACCGGAGCCAGAGAAGGTATTAAAATTACTGTAACTGTAGATAACCAGGGAATCTAATGGCACACACTGTCCCTACTAATTTAGGATATGTTGCATCCATAAATGTTACTAATGGCGGCACCGGTTACGCTTCAAATCCTACAATTACTATAGATGCACCCACACTTCCGGACGGGGTACAAGCTACAGCAACTGCTACCGTTGTTAATGGTGTAATCACTAATATCAATGTACAAGAAGCTGGAAGCGGTTATGATGTAAATTTAACCAGTATTGGTATTACTATAGGCGCTCCTGCAAATGGAGATACTGCAACAGCAACCGTTACTTTAGGTTATTATTACGGCACTGCTGAGCCTTACGATACAAAATATAAAAACCTTTCAAAATATTCTCTCCCTGAATTTATTAGATACGATTATGATACGTTTAAAACTTTTGTAGAAAATTATTTTGATTATATGGATCAGACCGGAAATCCCGGTAATATTCTTTTTAACTCCAAATATTTTGATATAGATGATTTAACCGCTATTGAATTAAATAAGAAAGCTTTAGAAATAGCACAAGATTTTCCTCGTATTCTTGCAGTAGATTCTAAAATACTGTTTAAACATATTAAAACTTTGTATGAAGCAAAAGGTTCTGAAAGAGCTATTAAGGCATACTTTAAACTAGTATATGACGAAGATGTTACAATCGAATACCCAACAACAAATTTGTTGAGAACTAGCGACGGCACATGGCGTCAAAGAAATTCAGTTAGAGCAATAGAAGGGTATAACGGATACGAACCTACTAATTTAGATAGTAAAGAAATAGATATCTGTTATTATTCTACGGAAAATTTTTATTATACTACGCCATCTCAAGTATCAGTTTTAACAGGTTCTTGGACTAGCTCTATACTTTCTACTACTGTAACAGCTCCCGGATTAAATGGTTCAGCACTTACTGAAGTTTCTATAGGACAAGAATTAAGAGATTCAAATGGAGCCGTAATAGGAACAGTAGTATCTATTACAGATGATGATAATATTGAATTAGATATTCCGGCTCTAATAAATCTAACAACAGCTACTATATCTGCTTATACACAGGTAGTACGAGCATCAAATACAATCATAAAGAAAATTCAGGCAAAAGTAGAAAATACTATTAAGGTTGGTAACACTCAGGTATTAAATAATTTGGGTGCAGTAACTACACCACAGTCTTATGAATTATTTTTAGGAAATTTTTCAACAGCTATAACTAGCATACCAGGCCCCGGTGATGCGGCAACCGGTACTCTTAATATTGAAGATGGTGTTCTTAGCACTGTCATTCCACAAACAGCAACAGCAACCGATGCTGGAAGAGCAAGTGGATTATATTCGGTATCAACATTTACAACTTCAGGCTCAGGATCCGGAGCAATTATTACAGTAGAGGTATCAGGTACTGGTCTAGCAACCATTCCTTTTGGTGGGTTATATAACAAAGGTAAAGACTTTGCTGTCAATGATACTATAACAATAGCATCAGCTGACATTGGCGGTGGCACTACTGATCTAGTTTTAGATGTGACTGCTATTAATGACGGTGTAATTAAATCTGTAACCATGACCAATACTGGTTTTGGATATATTGCTGCGCCAGCAGGCACAATTACTGACACGACTGGTACGGGAGCAGATGTTGTTCCTTATGTTGAGAATGGAAACGTATTGTCCTGTACTATAAACAGAGGCGGTTCTGGTTATAGTAACAATGCAACCATTTCTTTCGACACAACTGGGTTAGAGACCTTTATTGTACTTAGAGATGAGTTACCTCAACAAGCAAACCAAAAAGCAGTCTTAAAAAGAATAGCAAAAAGTATTTCAGCTGCTGTTCCTAGAAGCGGTATAGCAACCATAGATTCTTTATCGGCTGCTGATGCAAGTAGAGCAGCCGGCACATATACAATAACTTCTTCTGATTGGACTTCAGACGGTACTGGCGCAAACGCAGAGTTTACTGTTACAATAGACGGAACAGGAGCGGCTGCTGTTACTATAGATACTGCCGGCAATGATTTTATTGTAGGTGAAACTATTACTATTGCAGATTCAGATCTTGGCGGAGGCGGAGCTGATGATGTTAGTTTTGATGTAGCCACACACACCACAACAGATTGGGGATTTAAAGAAGGTCAATCATATAGAGTTAAGGAAGGTTCTACACAAGGAACTATTATTAGAGTACAGAATTTAAATAACAATAAGGTACCCACATCATGGACCATTGTGTCTCCGGGTGAAGGTTGGTCTTCTGCTACTGTGGACAATACACTAACATCTAGTATAGGTGAAAAAGTAGATGTAACAGTAACTACCGGTTATTATTACAATTATGTTGGAGAGTTTATAGGAACTAGAGGCCAGCTTTCTACAAAAAATGTTCTTAATGATAATAGAAGAAATCAAATCTATTCATACATCATCAGATCAGGCCTTTCACAAAACATTTGGAATGCTGGTTTTAGAAAACATATGCACCCTGCAGGTAAAGAAGTATTTGGTGATATTGTATCTAGCTCTTCTATTTTAACTGATATAAGATATACTGTACCTGAAGGTCTTAGTATTTACAAGTTTATTACTGAGGACTTTACACTTGCTAATGACATATTAACCATACGTTACGAAAAGGTCTTAGAAGATACTGTTGTTGCGACAGAATTATTAAGTGTTACATACTTTAAAGATTTTGAAGAAGAAGTAACAGCAGAAGAAGGGTGCAGTCCTCTATATGTAGATACTGGTTATTGGTATGGATCATATGCAGGATCGTGTAACGTATATTTTGATGTTGTTAAACCCATAGAAGAACCTTTAACAGCATCAGAAACTTTTGTCCAGATTATGACTTGGACCAGAAGTTTTAATGAACCATTGACCGTAACGGAAAATGTTGATATAGTAAATGTAATACCCGGATTAACACTATCAGACAGTGTTTCAACATCCGAATTTTTTGAATATTCTCGTACTTTAGAAGATATTGTTTATACAGACGATTCTACTGATTTTACTATAGGTAGTTTTAAAAATATAAGCAATAATGTCAATAGCACTGAAGATTTAATTATAAATATACTGAAAGAAACAGAAACAGCAGAAACAGCAACCACAACAGATGTTCTTGTTTCTGTTATAACGTGGAATAGAGATTTTACAGATAGCACTTCAGGTGTCTCAGATGCTGGAATAATTATAGCAGGACAAAATTATGTAGACCCATCATATTTGGCCACACCTGACCAATATATTACTGGGGGAACATTAGCAACATTTTAATACAAAATAAAATTTGGAGATAAACAATGTTTAATAAAGACACAATGAAAGCGACAGGTATGGTGGATATTGTTATCCGCGATGCCGATGGTCGTATTAAAGATGAGCGCCATGTACCTAACTTGGTCGTTGATACTGGTTTAGATTTTATCGCATCTCGCATGAAAGATGCAACTGCCACTGCTATGTCGCATATGGAAGTTGGTGAAGGTACTACTGCAGCAGCTAGTGGTGACACTGCACTTGAAACACCTTTTGGCACACCTGCTATTGTTGCATTAACATCAACAACAGTTACTAACAATGCTGTAGCATATGTTGCTACTTTTGGTGCTGGCGATGGCACGGGCGCTCTTACAGAAGCAGGCATTTTTAATGCTGCTTCAGCCGGGGATATGCTTTGTCGTACTGTGTTTTCAGTAATTAACAAAGGCGCTGCAGACAGCATGACAATCACCTGGACAATTACTATTTCTTAATAGGCAGATAGATGGCACTTCTTCTAACAAGATTGGGTAAAGTAGAATTAGCTCGTACTTATTTTAGAGATATAAAAAATAATCACGATCTATACTACTTTACCTTTGGTAAAACAGATGAGTGGGCGGATGAATCTAATCCAGATACTCCTGTGGATAGCACCAAAGATATAACCGCCTTTCGTAAAAACATGATGTTTATACAAAGAATAACAGGCACCAATGTATGTCATCTTGTTAGAAGAATTAATTGGACAAGTGGAACAACATACGATAGATATGATGATGTTTATTATTCAAGTCAAGCAGCAACCGAAAAATCTTGGCAAACAGCCACACACCTAGGTGATGCTAACTTTTATGTAATGACGGTAGATTACAATATCTACAAATGCTTGGATAATAGAAATGAATCTGGAATTGTAGTACCTAGTACAGATCCGCCCACTACAACAGGTTTGGAAATTGAAATTACAGGTGATAATTATAAATGGAAATACATGGGTACTGTTTCAGAAGGAGACAGAACTAGATTCTTAGATGATAATTGGATACCTGTAAGAAAAGTAGCGGGTTCAGCTGACGATACATTCGATATAACAGGAGAAATTGATGATGTTACGGTTGTTGACGGCGGCACGGGTTACAGCAGTGGGCTGGTAATCGTTGTACAGGGTGACGGTTCGGGTGTAGCAGCAGCATCAGCTTCTTTGAATAGTAGTACAGGAGCAATAGAAACAGTAACGCTAACATCTTCACAAACAACAGAAGCAGGTTCTGGCCAAGGATATTCTTTTGCAATATTAACACTTTTGGACAACATTAGTCTTGCCGGAACTTGGAGTTATGACACTTCTAGCAACATATTAACAGGTGTCAATGGAGATGCTACAACAGCAACTTCTCCTTCTACCGTGGGTAGAATAATAAAAGACGAAAACAGACAGGTTGTGGGTGTAGTAGCAAATGTTGTAGACGACAATACTATTCAATTAGCAGCCAATGCTGTAGTTTCATATAGAGACCCCAATACAAATGCGTTGTTGACCAGTGTTACGGGTAAAACTCTTTCTTCAGACCACGGCGGAAATGATGCTGAATTGAAAGTAAACTTAGCAGACCCTGACAGTGTACTGACTCTTGCACAAAAAGCTGTTGAGGATGAATCATCTAATATTGCAGGACAAATTGATAGGATTGAAGTAATAGACGCCGGCAGTGGTTTTGCCCAGGGTGATACTTTAGTTAGTATCTCCGGAGACGGACAAGACGCTACGGCTGTTGCTGTTATTGATGCCAATGGTGGGGTAAGTAAAATTATAGTAAATACTCAAGGTACTGGGTATACATATGCTGATGTGACAGTTTATTCTAGTTCTGACCCTACTAATTTTGTATACGGCAGGGCTGTCATAGGTCCTATTTTAGGACACGGAAACAATATGGTAAGAGAGTTATTTTCAACATCATTGGCTCTATCAATATCATTATCAGATCCCACTAATGATGATTTGATTTTGAATAATGATTTTAGACAAATTGGACTGGGTAAAAATTTCTTAGATCTTAGTGGAAATGTTTTTACTTCTACTACAGGAAGAACAACATACAAAGTAGAATTAGCAAACGCTACAGAATATGCTAAGTGGTCATCATTAGATTTAACAACAGATGATACACTAACTGGCACCAATAACATAGTAACTATGGGTTCTGGTGGAACAGCTAGGGTTGTTCAGGTTTTAGAGGATGGTAATGGTTACTATCTTTATTTACAAGCTATAACAGCTACCGATATAGCCACAACAGCTCCTTTTGATGATATAATAGGTAGTGCAGATACTACTACCGGTAGCGGTATAAATAGTGTGACTGCTCCTGAGTTTAGTTATAAAACAGGAGAGATTGTCTATATGGAAAACAGAGGCGGTATCAGCAGACAAGCTGACCAGGCAGAAGTAATTAAGACATTTATAACATTCTAAGGTATTAAAAAAAATGGCACTCAACTTATCAACTTCACCCTATTATGACGATTTTGACGCGACAAAAAATTACTCTAGGGTTTTGTTCAAACCAGGCGTTGCTGTACAAGCAAGAGAGCTAACACAGCTCCAAACTATACTGCAAGATCAGCTTTCTCTGATTTCTGGGTATACGCTAAAAGAAGGCGCGATAATTTCTGGGTGTGAAGAAAAGCAAACGGCCGTACCTTATATAAAAATTGATGATACTGATGCCGCTACACAAACAGTAGCAGACAGCGATCTTCCAAATTTTATTGGAGAAACAGTAGTAGGTTCACAAACAGGACTTAAAGCAACAATCGTAGACACTCGTCCTGGTAGAGAAAACGCACATCCAGATTCAAAAACTTTATATCTATCTTATGAAAACGGTGGCGGTGCTACTAATACAGCACTAAGTGGTTTTGTAAATAATCCTGACGATCCCAACTATGATGCTGAAGTGCTCGCACATTTTAAAGCAGGAGAAACACTTACTGTAACTTCACCCGGTGTTTGGAAAGGAAGAACATTTGTAGTTAATACTTTTGTTTCTTCACCCGAAACAATGGCAGACAGATATTATGGTTACGCACATAGAATTGCGTTGTCAGATGGTTTGCTTTATGTTAAAGGACAATTTGTAAGAACTGGTAAAATAGGTTGTTATGTTGACAAATTCAACCCAGCAGTAGCTAGAAAAATAGGATTCTTAGTAACAGAATCTATTGTACAGTCAGATGACGATGCTACACTTTTGGATCCTGCATCCGGTACATACAACGAAAACGCACCCGGTGCTGATAGATATAAAATTTCAGTAGCTCTCAAATCATACGCTTTAGATGCTGCAATACCGGACAACTTTTTTGGATATGGTTTATATGAGAGAGGACGTTTCAGTAGAAACAAAATTAAAAACGATCCTCTAGCCAAAATAGGCGACCAAATAGCAAAAAGAGCATATGCCGCTAATGGTAACTATATTGTTAACGGTTTTTATACTACTGTCAGAGAACACTTAGATGATGGAAATGGTAATGGAGGTTTGTTTACTAAATCTTCAAATCCTCTTACAGTAAGAGATCTTTTAGGCGATCCTTCTAAACTAGTAGCAGAAATCACTCCCGGTAAATGTAATGTAGGCGGATATTTAAGAACACTACAGGCTAAAAAATTAATTGGATTTGATAAACCCACAGCCACAACATCTACTACAAAAGAGATTACAACTGCTTACGGAAACTATGTTATTGTTGATGAGCTAGCTGGCAACTGGAACCTAGGTTCTATTGATGCTGGTGCTGATGGAATCATTGATTTATATGACACAGCAACAAATGCTAGTACCGGAAGTAAATCTGGATCAACGGTTGCAGGTAATAAAATAGGTGAAGCTAAGGTAAGGCAAATAATATATCATAGCGGTACTATTGGTACTGCAAGCTGTCAGTACAAAATGTATCTTTATGATATAAAAATGACAGGCACCACTTCATCTACTGAAAATTTTAAAGATGTGAGAACCTTTTATTATAATAATGGATCAGAGGATGCTTTTGCGGATCCTGTTTTGAATAGTGGCGGCAATGCTGAAATTTTAGATCCTGATTATAATAAACTCCTTTGGAAACTGCCTAGATCGTTTATCAAAACATTAAATACAGACGGCACCTTTTCAGGAACACCTAACATTAAATTTACATACATGGCAGAAATTTCCGGTCTTACACCGGCTGCTTTGCCTTCAGGTGCCTTTAATATAGTTCCTCCTGTATCAGGAGATACTTTTCCATGGTATAACGGAAGTGCAGATTCAAATCTAATACTAGTAGCAACAAGTAATTTTACCTCTGCTTCTCTTGGTTCAGTAGTAGTTGGACAAATCATAGACGGTGATAGTGTAAAACAAACATCTACTTCAAACTCTATTGCAATAGATATTGGTAATGTAACATCCGGAACTCCGGAGTTTAAAGCATATGCTTTGACTAAGACTTCAATATCTTCTGTTAAGGGAAATGTAAAAGAAGCTGTAAAAAATGAATTAGTAAAAATTAATACTTCTACACATTTAAATTCTACTTTGGGTGTTTACAGTTTAGGTTTTCCTGACGTATATAAACTAAATTCTGTTACTGCATATGATGGAGTAACCTTAACAGGCACTTGGACATACGCTACAAACAGCACAGCGCTAACAGGTTCTGGTGGTGCAGCAACTACCGAACTAGGTGTTGGTGTTTTGGTTGTAGATTCTAATGGAAACGAAGTAGGTACAGTATCATCTATAACTGATGATGATAATGTTGTTTTGACTTCAAATGCTACTGTTGCTGGCACAGGCGCAACAGTTAAAGGGGCATTTATTACTTCAGACGGCAAAGACGTAACAAAAGATTTCTACTTAATTACAAACCAAAAAGACAGTTCATATGGTTTGGCATCTATTAGACAAAACATTAATAGCTCTTTGGATTTAACTACTTGGAAATATTTGTTAATAGAATTTTCAAGGTTTAGAAGAGCGAGTACCACAGACTACAACTTTACCACTGTAGATTCATATAGTAAGCCAGCAAACGAAACAGACGCCACTGCAAGTGATGAAGTATATTTTCAGGAAATTCCTTTATATGAATCTTCTAAATATGGTACTGTTGACCTAAGAGATGCTATAGATTTCAGACCTTTTGCTACGGCAACAGCAACAGCATCCTCAGGTTCTTTGTTGAACGCTTCAACCAATCCTAGTAATGTAGAAACAATTAACTTTACTAATGTTAAGTTTCCTTCACCGAGTGACACATTTAGTACAGATATAACTTCATATTTGCCACAAGGGTTTCGCTGTGTAGTAGACAATGAGGGAGACATATCTATTAGCGCCTCTCCGGCAGCAACTAAAGTAGATGTAGCGGTTCCTGACAATGATACTTCTATGACAATAGCAACATTTATTGCTCCTCCTTTTCCTTGTCTTTCAGCTAGAGCAGCACAAGTTTATAACAGGCCCGATCTAGCACTTAAAGTTTCTAACTTAGAAAATCCTCATTATACAATGAGAGACATTGGCCAATTAGAAAAAAGAATAACAAACATTGAATACTATACTTCTCTTTCAATGTTAGAAAAAGAAGCAAGAGATCAATTAATACTTGATGACATAGGCATTGATAGATTTAAAAACGGATTGTTGGTTGATTCTTTCAAAGGATATGCTGTAGCAAATAAAGGACATCAGGACTATTGGGCAGCCATTGATACAAATAGGCAAATGCTTAGAGCAAAATACCATGAAGCTACTACAGATTTTAGAGCAGTAGCACTTAACGATAGTGATAATATTCAGGCAGCACAAACTGGTCCTGTACTACATTGTGGTGCTGCCCAAGTTGTTTATATGGAGCAACTTCTTGCAACGAAATCTGATCCTATTGTTTTAGAATTGTTGTATGATGTTGAGGATGCTGGCTCAGAAACCCGAGATAACACTAATCCCAATCCCGGTTCAGGCGGTTCAGGTGATGGCACTGACATTTCAGGTTCAGGTAACACTGGCAATAACACCACCACCATTGTTGATGACGGCCCACTCAATGATCCTGCACCGAAGTATTATGTTTCTGCTGACACTACAACCGTTCAGAACGGACACGATTTTACAGTTAGGGTTGAAATTGTTAACCATGTACCGGGTACTAATTTTAGTTGGCAGATATACGATACTGCCACGAATCTGGCATCACAATATATTACTCCTAACACCTTGAACAATTTAAATGTGGTTCCTTCAGATGCAGGTAACTATGAAGCCACATTTAACTATACTGCGGTGGCTGCTGGCACATCTTTAGCTGCAAGTTCTGTCACCTTTAGACTGAGTATAACTGATAGTGCAGGAAATCAAACTCAACAGCCTTCAGTCGTAATTAATTTGGCTAAAGTAGATTCTGCTGTACGACCCGTACAGTGTGGGCCCGGATCAAGATTGGATCCTGTTACTAATACGTGTGTTCCTATAAATCAAAGTGACGATCAGGCAATTGGAACATTGACCTTGAATCCTTCATTTGACCAGTGGCACGATTCAGAAGAAAATGAAATCGTACAAGAAGATAAAACAGGTGAATATGACCAGTTTAATTACACGGGTGCTTGGACTGCAACTTGGGAAGGTTGGACAGATATTGATCCTATTCTTTCACAGTCTACTAGAACATACGAAGAACAAACAGGTCTCCGTAGTGAAAGAGAATGGTTTGTAGAAGAATCTTCCGGTGAGCATTATGGCGATTACGGTGTAGAAGGTTATTGGGAACAACAAGTAGCAACCATGACCAAATTTTCTGAAACTACATACAATAGAGTAGACAGAAAGTATCAGCACGGATATGAAGTTTATACAGGCTCTCTACCAGGACCTATTCAGGTAAAAGGATATAAAGGTGAGACAACCTTAATACCTGGTGTACGAGCATACGCAAGAAAAAGAGCTGTAGACTTTAGTGCAAATGGTTTGGCAAAAAATACTCTCTATGAATTAAGTGTCGGTGAAATTTCTAAAGGCAAATACACTTCTGATTCTGCTGGCTCGATTGTCGGTACTTTTCAGATCAATGCTAAAGAAATTGAAATTGGTACATCTGAGGTACGCCTTGTGGCCACCGGCAATACTAGTAAATGGACAGCAGCTAACTCTTTTGCTGTAGCTTATTACACATCTGTATTTGATGGGACACAGGTAACAGATGTGTATTTACCGTATGACATTAGTCCACCTAAGCCTCCGAAAAGAAAAGTTACCGGTCCCATTGTTTCTACTGATCCTTATCAATACGATAAACAAAAAACAGATGTGGGTTCGTATGAGGTGTATATTGGAGAACCGGTTATTGTATATAAAGGCAATTCACTGTATAACGTAAACGGTTACGGATATGTAGCAACAACTTCAACAACAAATTGGAACACAAATGACCTAATTGAAGTAACACAAATAAGCCCGAATACAGGAACAGCTATTACTGTAACAGCTCCTAATACAGGCAATACCGCAGTTTCAACTATAGACACAAACAATGATAACCCGTATTCTACTGCTTACAAGCCGACAGTAAATACTAGTTCGGGTGTTGCTGTTGCAGATACTAATACTAACTATACTACTGGATCTCAAACAACTCCTACGGTTAATCCGATATTTTCTACAACAGAATTTGATTTTACTTCATTGAATTCTGATGCTATGGCTGCTGAACAGGCTCAAATGGCAGCACAAGCAATGAAGTTGGCAACAGGTTGGAACGGCGGAATGTGTAACGGCTGGGATCCTATGGCTCAAACATTTTATGTAGAAAAACATCCTGGTGGTATTGTTGTTCACTCTGTCGATCTTTTCTTTAGTTCTATTTCTTCAGAAGCCAACAACAACGGTATCACACTGGAAATTAGAGATGTTGTAAACGGCTATCCTGGAAACAATGTTATCGGAAGTGTTAGTAAGAAAAGAAGAGATTGTAAAATAGCTTCCTCTACTAATGGTGTTCCTGATGTACATCTTGGCACAACCTTTACATTTGAATCACCAGTATACCTAGAAAATAATACAGAGTATTGTCTTGTTCCTCTCCCTGACAAAAATGACCCTGACTATAAAGTTTATATTGCTGAAATGGGTCAACCAGAACTTGGTGGTGATGGTAAGGTAGTTAGCTCACAGCCTAGCACAGGTGTACACTTTACTTCTGCTAATAATAGAACTTGGACAGCACATCAAAATCAAGATATGATGTTTAGGATTAAAAGAAATTCTTACAGAACCAATACTGAGTATACTGCTACACTTAAAAACAAAAATACTGACTGGTTAGAGTTTACAGAATCAACTGTTTATGATCCAGGTACTTTCATATGGAACATTACAACAACTCCTAGTAATTTTACAGCAGATGCTTCGATTGCAAATTTAACAGGAGCGGCTGTTACATTTACTGATGAATCTCAAATTTTAAATATGACAATGACAGCAAATACAGATGCTTTAGGACAAGTTACTGCTCTCACTGTTACTAGTTTAGGCACTGAAGATATTAACAAAACTCCTGTAATAGAAACAATAGGCGGTGTGGATGTTACTTCTTTATATACTACTAGTCCAATTAGATTAAATAGAGCAAGGGTTACTAGGTATTCAGAATCGTATAATACACATGAAGTAGAAGTAATACAGGGCTTTTTTACTACAGGTGCCACAATAACGAATGGTTCAAGTAGTGTAACTGTAGCTACTATACATGATAGAATAATAGACGCATATACCATAAAAGCTAGGATGACTAATTTTGGTAAGTTCGGGACAATAATTCCTAGAATTTATCTGCAATCAACAGATCCTACTTCTACTAGGACAACTACGTTTAATAATTCTACAATGACTGAATTTTATATGAACAAAACAAATGAATTAACTAATCCTGCTAAGATATATAGCTATTCAAATTTATTTGATGGATCTCGTGGTGGTACTTGTACAATTCAATTTGTAATGAAAACAGCAGCTGAGAATATGAGTCCTATGATAAATGCTGACACCTTGTCAATGTTTTTGACAACTAATGTTATAGATTCTGTTTCCACAGGAGAAGTTACTACGGTTGGTGGTAACCCTAATGGTTCAAGATATATAACTAAAAAGGTTATTCTTGCAAGCGGCCAAGAATCAGAAGATTTCAAAGTTTGGTTGGATAATAAAATTCCTAGTGTTTATGACTCAGCTACACAAGCATATACTGATGGTGCTGTTGAAGTTTATGTCAAGCTTCAGGCAAAAGAAGATCAGGATGTTAGCTTCTTAGAAGATATAAGTTGGAGAAAACTTGATATTGAGACGCAACCGAATAACCCAACCGGCGGTTGGGGAGAGTTTGTTTATAAACTTCCCACTAAGACAGCTGGTTTTGGATTGAACGGTTCTGGTCAGTTAGAGTACGATGTTAATTCTATAGCTAGTGTAGGAATTACTTCCGGCGGAACAGGATATGAGATCGGTGACGTTCTACAAATATCTGGTAATGGTTCTGGCGGCCATGTAAGAGTCACTGCTGTAAACACAGGTGCCATAACTGCTGTAGAAATTTTGAATGGTGGAAGATACCATGATACACCTACAGCAACTTGTAGAGGCACAGGCGGAAACAATGATGCAGTATTCTCATTGACACTGAACACTACTACATATACTGGCTTTAAAGCATTTGCTGTTAAGATTGTACAAATGAGTTCTAATTCTTCACAGATACCTAAGTCAGCAAATCTAAGAGCATACGCTCTATTGGCGGCATAATGGGACTGTTAAAAGTAGAAGGTGAAAATCACTTGTATCGAGATGCTACAAGTAGAGCAATATTAAACACAGACAATAAAGCTGCTGAGGAATATAAGAAAAGGCGTTCTGCTAGAATGCATCAAAAAGAAGAAATAGAACAGCAACAAACTGATATAAATAACTTGAATGATGAAGTAAAAGAATTGAAAGAGCAGATGCGTTTACTTTTAAATAAATTATCCGGGAACTAATAAGTGTCTACAATTATAACTAGAACAGGTAAAGGATCTCCTCTCACTAACACTGAGATGGATGACAACTTCACCAATCTCAATACAGATAAGTATGAGGCAAGTGACGACATCAGTGTAGGTGATGTAGTTTCTTCTGGAGACCATACTTTTTCGCTGGATGCTACAATTTCAGCAGCAGGAACTGTTCAGGGAGATGCTACTTCATTAGGTAAAACATTCAATATTATAACAACTGCAACAGCTAATCAGGGTGTTATACTTCCAAATGCAATGTCAGGGCTAAGATATACTGTTATCAATGATTCGGGTACAGCAGTAAATATATACCCAGCGGTGGGACATACTATAAATAATGGCACAAGCAATGCTGCTATAGTGATACCAGATGGCACAACTAAATTTTTAGTTGGAACAAGCACTACAAACTGGGAAACTATGGTAGAAACAGCAATTTACAGCTCAACTGGCACTCGACTTAATTAGGAACATATAAATGCGACCACTAAGAATTAAAGCATCCGGGAATCCGATTACTTCTGGTAATTTCCAAGGTCTCCAAGAGATGACCGACACAGAGATAGAACAGTATCTATCATATGTAATTACTAACAAGTATGCAACAGACTGGGACGGCACCCTTACCGGTGATCTGAATATGGATACTGCAAATGCTCTTAGTGGTTCTTCTATAGGCACTTTTGCTGACACTCAAAGAACTGAAGCTGTTGGTACTCACCCAGCAACAGGCGCTACATCTACAGTTAATACCTATTATTTTAAACAAGTAACTTCAGCTGCTACAGAAAGTATTACAAATCGTCCTTTGGGTTATGATAGTGGAATAAAAGAGTTTACGGATTCTGGTCTAGACACTGACATATTAGACAAAGTTATAGAAGATATGGTAAGCGAAAGCGATTACACCGTTGGTCAGTTTAAACTTGCAGCATCTGCTCCTTCTGGTGGTACCTGGACTTCTCGATATACAATTACCGATACACATTTAGATGGTTCTAACACTATATATCTTTGGCAAAAAACAGCGCCAACAACATCAGCAAATAGTGATCTAGCTTCTCTGAAACACGATAGTGGTGTAAAAATGATGACCTCTGCTGAAATTGAGCAGATAGTTCCTAACTTTAGGAATAGAATTGTTGAAGGATATGGATCAACTCCTGGTGTTGGATGTTACAAGATACAGTCAACCTCACCTGCTGAAACAGGTACTTGGACACAAATGGGTGACGCAGCAGGCTTTTCTGATACTAGACACCAAGTAGCTTCTTCTACTTATTCAGGAAGCTATACTGGGACATTCTCAGGTGATTACACCGGAGCATATGAAGGGCCAGCTGACTATAGCGGAACATACACCGGAGATTATGTATTATATTACTCTGGTTATGTTGGTGGAACTTTCTCAGGAGATTACACCGGATTTTATACAGGTGTTACTGATTATTCTGGTACTTATACCGGATTTTATTCTCAAGACTTTACCGGCAATTATTCAAGTGACACAATTAAAGCAGCTACAGAAACAGTTTCTACAATTAAACTGTGGTTAAGAACTGCTTGACATCTTGACTATATAGTAATATAATATAGTTTTTAATCATGGAGTTTTATTATGTCGGAATTATCCGTACCTTTAGATTCGTCGGTAACAGAAATAGTCGAAGAATCTAAGCCTACCAAAGAATACCTAAACCCTTATTGGTCTAATAAGAGTAATAGACATCTCATAGTAACCGTCAAACTTTCTAATGGTATAGAAAGAATGGCATCTATTCAGGATACAGATGGAACAAATCCTGATATGAAAGAAATACTAAAGGTGTATACCGAAGAACAGATAGACGAAAACACTAGACTGAATTTAGAAAAAAGAAATGCCAACATTAAAAAGACGGCAGAAAGACGAGAATCACAAAAAGCTAGGGCTCAACAAGAGGCACTATTTGCTGTTAAACTAGAATCTTTTGAAATTGATAAAGTCAAAAATTCAAAAAATACTGAACTTAAAAAATTAATAAGAAAAGCTAAAAGTGTTGTAGAAGTGCAAGCATACACTACTATTTTGTTGATGAAGGAACTTGAAAGTGCCGAAGAAGAACAATAAAGGATTTGTTATTGTTGCTTCTAACAAAAAAGCATTTTATCTTTATGCTAAACTATTAGCAGAATCAATACGAGACTTTTGGCCAGAAGCTAACATTACATTTTTTACACATGAACATTGGGTAACCCCTGAGGATTACAAACTGTTCGACACTGTGATAACTGAAGGAATACCAAATCATATCAGAGCAAAACTCTGGGCTCTAAACAAAACTCCCTATGATATTACAGCATATCTTGATGCAGACATGATGTGTGAGCATGAAGATATTAAAAATATTTTTGATATTTTACCAGAAGACAAAGATATTGTATTTACTAAAAACAGACCATATAATGCTAGGCTAACAAAACTTTCTGATACTGAAGAAATGACCTGTCACTGTGGGTTTTTTGTTTATCGTAAAACACCTGCTATCATGGATCTAATGGGTGCATGGTGGACTGAGTATTTGAAACAACGTGAACCTGATTATGATATTGCTCATTATCCTCCAACTGCTGTACAGTGGGACACATTTACTATGTGGAAATTATTAACGTACGGAGAATTTGATATTAAATGGGGATACGTAGAAGAGCCGGATGCGCGTTGGAATTTTGTTAACGGCTATCACTATGAAGAATTGCAAGGCACTGAAATAGTTTTATATCATCATACAATACCCAAGGATCAATTGAATGAAGTGGATTGATATAAACAATGAAGAAGTCCTAGAAATGTTAAATGAGTATAGTGCTTGGTTTTTTGATACGGACATGAAATTACTCACAGATATTTCACACAACAGAGAACGCCACAAGGGTATGAAGTTAGAAGAAGCCTGTGGTGAAGATTATCTAAAAGAAATTGTAGAGAAAGACGGCCAGCATATAGGGTATCCTGAAAGAACACTCTCTGTAGACATAGCTTCTTGTGACAATGTGCCTTCTGAACACAAAGAAAAAAGATTAGAATTGTCAAAAAAATTATGCTCTTATCTAGGTGCTCGCAATCAAGCAGTCAATGTATTTTACCCCGAAGGCGGTTATATGGGTTGGCATAATAATTGGAATGCTTCCGGTTATAATATACTATTGTCGTATTCACCTACAGGCAATGGTTTCTTTAGATACATGGATCCTCTCACCAAAGAAATAGTAACTATGGAAGACAAGCCAGGTTGGACTTGTAAAGTAGGATACTATGGCAGAGGCAGAGAACCCGACAAAGTTTATTATCACTGTGCCGGGTCCTATGAGCCTCGTAT